AATGATAAATACAAGTAATGATATTTAGGAGACATAAAATGAGTGAAACATTCATAATATACAAAACTACAAATAACATAAATGGTAAGTTCTACATAGGCAAGCACAAGGTACAAGAAAAGTATGACTACTTATATTTGGGTTCCGGGCATGCGATTTCTAAAGCAATAAAGAAATATGGAGCCGAAAATTTTACCAGAGAAACACTGTATGTATTTGACAATGAAGAAGATTGTATATTAAAAGAAAGAGAAATAGTGTCAGAAGATATGGTTTGCGACCCACTATGCTACAACATAGCAACCGGAGGCAATGCAGGAAAATCACATTCTGATACCACAAAGAAACTTATTTCAAAGGCAGTCACCGAAGAATGGAAAGACAATGATACCAGAAAGTTAAATGCAAGAAAATCATCACTGCATAGACACGAAAAAAAGACATGGGGTGTTTGTTCCTACAAAAAAGATAGTCGGGAAAAGATATCAAAAAATACTTCAAATTATTGGTCGGACCCTGAACACAGAGAATACAGGTCAAAAGCCATAAGTGAAAGTTTGAAAGGTAGAAAGTTATCAAAAGAACATATAGAAAATTCAAGAAACGGACAAAATAAAACAAAGTATTGTAAGTTTTGTAACAAACATCACAAACTTGCCGCGTACGCCAGATGGCATGGTGACCGATGTAAATCTAATAAGGAGAATGCATAATGTGCCCACGCTTATCATTGTGGAATCCCCGTAAGGGAAATGATTACAAATTTATCGACCGTATGGTGAAAGGACATTTTGACCATGGCGGTACTGCACTATTAATCCATCGTTATATGGGTTCAGGTGATAGTGACAAATTAACCGATGTACAGGATGCGCTGTTTATGGAGAACCGTGACCGTAACTACGATCCAATCGTTTACGAATTACGAGGATACTATACATTTGCGGATCAAGATTTTGACTTATCACAGTTTGGTATTTTCTTAGGATCTGACCAACAAGTATTCACTTGTCATATTAACGATATGGTTGAAAAGATTGGTCGTAAGATTATTCCAGGTGATGTTATCGAATTACCTCACAACAGAGATGACTTGTTATTATCCGAAGAGTCTGGTCCAGTTAACCAATATTGGGTAGTACAAGAGGTGACTCGTGCATCTGAAGGTTACGATCCGGGTTGGTGGCCACACATTTGGCGTATGCGTTGTAAACAGATGCAGAATACTGTCGAGTATGCTGATATCTTTGGTACAGGCGAGGACGATTTTGATTTGAAAAACTTACTATCAACATATAACCGCGATAAAGAAATACACGACCGAGTACGTGCTGAGGCGGCAGAAAATGTTCCAGGACCATACTACGATTGGAATACAAAGAATTTGTTATACGCGCACGAAGGCGATCACCCAGATGACATTGTATGGGATGAAGTAAATTCAGGACATGCGTTCCCGAACGACCCAGAAGAAAATGAGTACTTCTTAAGAACAGATTATGAGCCAGCAAGGCTATTCCAATACCGTGATAACAAATGGTTGTTTATAGAAGATGATGACACCGGTGCATGGAATGTTGGTAACCTAGTTCAACAAAGTCATATCAACAACTACAATACATTTATTGCGGATGACGGCAATGAAGAAGAATCAAAAGTAAATTTAACTAAAGTAGTAAGACCGAGGATAGATTAATGGCAGAACAACTATATTTTTACGATGAACAAATTAGAAGATACTTATTACAGTTTGTTCGTCTATTCTCTGGATTTTCAGTTAAAACGGATAAAACACTCGAAGACGGAACCCCATACTATGTGTCAGTACCAGTAAGATATGGTGACGCATCCCGTATGGCGACTCTATTAAACCAAGAAAGTAGTGAAAACATCGTAGCATCAACACCGTTTATGTCATGTTACATTAACTCATTGGATATGGATCGTGAACGTACACAAGAACCATACTACCAAGATACTATCAGTGTTATAGAACGTAAGTTTGATGAGGAAACTCAGTCATATGTAAATGTACAAGGCAACAAATATTCTGTTAGACGTTTGATGCCAGTACCTTATCGTATGGAAATGATGGTTGACGTATGGACTTCAAACACTGACCAAAAACTACAACTTTTCGAACAAATTAGTGTTCTATACAATCCTTCACTTGACATACAATCTAGTAGTTCACCGGTTGACTGGACTGCTATTACAACAGTAGAAATGACAGGAGTTACATGGTCAAACAAATCTATACCTGTAGGCACAGATGAAACTATAGACGTATTAACTCTTACTTTCACAGTGCCTATTTGGGTTAACCCACCTGCTCTAGTGTCAAGTCAAAAAATTATTCGCCATGTTATTGACAACATTTACGATGACACCTCACAAATTATGTTGGAACAATTTGATCCCAATGCGGTTCATTACTTTGACCAATTTGAACGAATGGAAACTATCATTGTCACACCAGAAAACTTCGGTCTTGAAATGTATGAGTCAAACGGCGAAGTATTCGCTAAACCTCTGAGACCGGGAAACTACGATGATGACATAGTATGGCAAGACGTTATTGATTATTATGGAACATTTAACGATGGAGCAAGTAGACTACGACTAAAATGGCACGGTGAACTAGAAGATTTGAGTAACGATGCTATAGGAGTTCTTACATCCACTACTGACCCAGGTGTTTTAAAATTTATTGTAGATAATGATACATTGCCAACAGACACATTTGCTCCGGTTGACCGTATTATAGATAGTAGAACAGCAAGACCCGGATTTAACGGTTTTCCTACTGTTGCTGTAGGTCAGCGATACTTAAGTCTAACTTCTAGTACAGCAGAATCTAATTACTTTGGTATTGATATTGACACAGATGATATCATAGAGTATAATGGTAGTGAGTGGATTATAAGTTTTGATGCCAGTTCCTACACCGGTACAGGTTTCGTTACAAACTTATATACTGACACCCAGTATAGATTCATCAATGGTGCTTGGCAAAACACATTCTTAGGACTATATGAAGCAGGTTACTGGAGATTAGAATTACTAGGATAATTTATGCTTAAAGCGGCAGGTGCGGTAATAATCGCCAAGGATACAGGAAAACTACTTTTACAACTACGTTCAGACAGTGGTAGTTATGGTCACAAATGGGGTTTTTGGGGCGGCAAAGTAGATGATGGCGAAAATGTTTCACAGGGTATGCTACGTGAATTGTCTGAAGAGTTAGGGTTAGATACCATATCACATATTCTCAAAGTACATCCACTAGACCAATATCATTCCCGTGATGGTGAATTTGCATATTATACCTTTGCAGTAGTCGTATCTAACGAATTTGTTCCAACTCTCAATGAAGAAACAGGAGGATATTGTTGGGTAGATGTAAATTACATACCGCGGCCTCTTCACCCAGGTGCTAAACGAACACTTTTCCATAAGCATAAAATAAAGTTATTAGAAAATATAATCAAAGATTTTTGACTTATAAAACATAAGTGTCTACCAATGATAAATATGTGTATGTAGTGGGAGACATAAATGGAGATACTTAATTTTCAAAGAGAAAAATTTATAAGAGAGTGCAGGGAGTATATGAAGACCGGAGTTATATCCGAGAGTCTTAGACATACTGTACTTTCTTCCACCCCTGACCAAATTCAAAACCTTATAAAAAACTTTAGGGATACAGATAAGGAAATGCTGGGGCACGTATTGAGTGAGATTAAAGTTATTTCCAAAGCCGAAATACATTCATACAAAAACAAAATAGATACAGTTTGTTACACTGCATTTGATTCTTTGGTCACTGTTAAACCAAGATATGAAATAGCGTATGTACAGAAACGATACGATAGTTCGATTAACCCTGTTCGTGCGTTGCATTTTGATCTGGAAGAAACAATGTCAATGAATAGAAAATCATTGACCAAACACCATAAAATACTGATTGAAAAATTTAAGGATCAAGTTGCCCTAGACTTTTACATAGAAGCAATTGAAACCGATATTAGGACACTAACCGAAGCCGAAGCAGAGATAAAAGAACTTCAATCTGAATATATGTATCCAAGTGAAAATCAGAATATTCAGAGAATATCTGAATTAATAGAAGAGTTGCATCTATGGAAAAATACGCTAACAAGGTTCCCCATTTGGGTCAATGAAGTATTTGAGGAACCTAAAGCATTAAAGCCTTTGTTAAAAAAGTTGTTTAGTTGGTATACGTAGGCCAACCTTCGTCAATCATGTTTGGCGTATATGTGCCATCTTCGACTGCCGCAGCCAAAGCAAATTCTCTATCATAACATGCTTGTACGTGACCACGAACCGACTGTACAATACCTAGCATTGTAGTAGCGTCTATTTGAATTGGTGTTCCGTTTGCTGTTTTCCAGTTGAATATAATTGTATTATCAATGAATGCTTGCACACCTGCACCCGTGTACTTTGCCTGTGCATCCCGGTCAGTTTTCAACGGCATGCCATTTATAAGCATTCCGCCACATTCTTCACGGTACCGTCTGTCGGCAATTTCATTCAGAAGTAATTGCTTCTCTTTATCCAGATCAGGTGTGTATGCTGTAATTTCAAGAGGATTATTAGTCAACCATTCTTTTATTGGCTGCAAATGCGGCTCTAATGTTTCTTGATTCATGTCGATTGAAGTTTCAATCCAACCATAATTATTAGTTAATACTTCCAATGAAGCAATTGTATGTTCTTGGTTTAACCATTTTGCGTTTCTATAATCTGTTATTGCTACTGTTGCCATTATAGTACCCTCACCCACATTCCACAAATATAATCGATGCCTTTTACAGCCTCATACGTAATAACACTTAACAATTTCCATGTTCCGCTAGCATCAGTTGCTTGCCTAAATTTATAACTGTTAGGAGTAGATTCTACCATATCCATTAGTTCCAAGTCAACTGCATTAACCGTTTCTCCAGGTTTTATGATATTTGATGTATAGTAAATGTTGTATGACCCTATGTTGTTACTCAACATAAAGTATTCTGGAATTGCACTAGTTAATAGTTCTTTACCGCCAATTATGATTGTATTACCAACAATGGCATTGTCAGTAGTTATATCACCGTTAACTAAAATTTCAGTAACATTGCCACTTGCTAAATGCTGATTTAAGTTTTCAGAAGTAGCATATTTATTGGTGGTTCCTTCAATTACATCGTCGGTATTCAAATTTGCAAATTGAGTTATGCCTTGACCATTAGTGCGAATAACTTGCCCTGAGCCACCATCTAATGTTGGCAATATATAGTCTTCGCATACCATGACCGCTTTAGCCGAGGTACCTATCTTAATATAATCCGACGGGTTCAAATCAGTGGATGCGATCCATTCAGATCCGTTCCAGGTGTCTTCTACACTTGATGGCGGCTCAGTTACTTCTATGGCACCTTGAGGTGCTAAATTTACATTGTTGTATGCACCAATATAATTACCGTCAATGTCTATATAATATTTTACTGCCATATTATGCCCATGCCTTAACTATCAATTTCCAATTAGCGTTTGTTAGTGCAGTCAATGTACCTGACGTTTTATTTGGTACAGAAAATACACTAGTTGCTGAATTGTATCTTAAGTCTATATTTGTAGATGAAATTATCGCAGATACAGATTCGCTATGATTTATTACCAGTTCATCACCAACACTGTAGTTGGCTTCGGCAGTGACACATTTCAACAAAAATGTAAAACTTTCTGGGGTTGAATTTAGACCATGAGTCAACTGTACTAAACCGCCTGATGTTATAGCAATCTCGCCTGATGAATAAGACTCAGTATGTTGAATCATCGAATCAAGTTGTGTTTGAGTGTAGTATCTAGCATCACCCCTTGTATCGTTGTGATACTGTAGATGGTCATCGTCTTCTAATCCTGTCATTTGACCGTGGTCACTAACAGCAATGCCTAGTGTACCTGCGTTACCACCAGAAACTGTTCTCCAGTCAATGTAATCAACTCCAGTGTCAACATATTCGATTGATGCCTTCACAGAGTTAGTGTAGTTATTTGTTGTGAACAATAGAACGGAAGCAATCGCTTTGAACTCTTCAAACGCTTCGTCCATTTCACCAGTAGAAAGTTGATTAATCTCTGTAGTTGCTCCAGATTGAGCAGACGATACTGTAGGATATGTTGCTTGACCGATAACACCAATAATAGGGTGTCTTCTGTCGCCTGTAGCAAATATATGTGTTATAACATAGTCATTGTTATCTACTTCAGTCAGTTGCCAAGTTGTGCCTGTCCATTCATTCCAAGCAGGTCTGCCTGAACCTACCGGATGCGCAACGAATCCAGTAGCGTCTATTTTTCTCCAATGTCCGGCAGTTCCTGTACGATAATACAGTGGTATCTGAGCAACAGATGAAAGAGTTTGAGGACTACCATTAGTAATAATGTGACCAATATCCTCGTCACGTATTTTACCATCGGTGATTCCTATCTGAGCATGTGTGTCGCTTGAACCATCACCGCCTACTGTCATGTTTGACAATGCCAAACCTGAAACCCATTGTGTACCTACACAGTCATGTAGATATTCGTGCATTTCTAAGTCAGCACGACCATGCTGTTCATTACCAAAGTAGACTACTTTCTTATTGTCAGCATCCCAATATATCGCACTGGTGTATGCGTATCTAGCAAGCAAATCGTGACTGTCATATGTTGTTGTTTGTGCTAGATTACCCGAACCATCAAAATAGATGTAATGAGAACCTTCAGTGTCTGGAATTTGAATACTCTTTTGAGTTGTTATTTTGTGATATACGCCTTCAGACCATACTTCAAAATATGTATGACCTGACGCAGGTTCAATAGTAAATGTACGGGTCGCTTCTGTAAATGTTACTAGTGTCGCTGAACGGTCATTATAACCATTCTCCAATTTCATATCGCGAACTAGTGCGTAATCCCCTAGTGTAGTTTGAAGGTCGGTTTGGTCGGCAATATTGCCAGTCAAGTCGCCCCACGCAGTAGAACCGCCACCAGTTCCTTGAACTTGATCCCACGATGCAGATGCATTGAAATATTTTATGGTTTGATTTCCAGTATCGAACCAAACATCATTTTCTGTTACAGTATAAGAGCCAGAAGGATCAGAAGATCCCTGGTACAAAGTTACCCCAGTTTTACCAATCTTAAAGTATGGTACCGTGGTACCCTTAGCATTAATTGTTACCGCCATTTATTGTCCTCAACGTCTTTTTTTAATTATTAAGTCAGAAATTTTAATTCCTGTTCGTTAAGATATTATCTTGACTTATTTTTTAAATATCTATTTTATTTATACACCCGGAGTCCTTAAGGACTCCGGAACCTTTTTATTATTTTATACCAACGACAACTTCAATAATGCCTTCTCCGTCAGTTTCTTTGCTTTCTAATGCTCTACCCACTTGCTGTGTCCAATTAATAGTACTTCCATTTGCCGACATTGCAACACCTGGTATACCACTTGTCACAAGTCTGTCACCTTTCTGGACTTTACCCCATACTCTACATGGAACACGACCTTCAAGTGCGACTGGTAGACCATGACATTCACTGTTCATTAAGTATGCCGGCTGCGTTGAAATAATACCAAATACTTCATTGCAATTTGCGCAATCAGTTTGTGTAATTTCATATTCACCGCCAATCTTAACAACTGTTCCTGCCGGGTAATGTTCATCAGACACATAGTTTTCTGCTAAGTCAGCAGCGGCACCATTAATTGTGTCTACTGTAAGTGTATCAAGTGCAGTATCACCTGATACACTCAATGCGCCTACGATACCAACATCACCTAGAATGTTGTAATTACCATCAGTGGTAATATTAGCAGTGTGGCACACATCATTATTAAAGCAAACTTCACCAGTAAAGTTTGTGTTGTTACTAACAGTATACGATACTTCACCTGCCTTTGTCAAGTCAAATGTGTAAACTTTTCCGGAATCAGTTCCGCTTGCATCGTCTTCATACGCGGCTGAGGCTATTACTTTTGTTCCTGAAATTGTAACTGCGTCACCAAAGTAATCATTTACACCAGTACTGTACCCGTTAGGATCGGCCACAGTATGCAACAATGTTCCTGTTGATGCCTCGTAGATATGAATGTTACCAGAGTCAGTTCCTGCAGTATCACCGCGTGGTTCACCAACTACGATTCTTCCTTCAGACACGGACACTGAGGTTCCGAAGTAATCACTACTGCCGCCGGAGCCTGCTGGATTAGATGCAGACCATAAAAATCCACCGGTAGTCACATTGTACACGTAAATTGATCCTGAATTGGTAGCACCAACGTCTTCGTAACGAGCACTGATAACTAGGTACTGGTCGTCTAACGCTACTGAATAACCGAATTCGTCATCAGTGCCAGTACCTGTCAAATTAGGGTTGTCTATTCTGTATAATAATGTACCAGTTGTAACATTGTACACATAAACTGTTCCTGAAGAAGACCCATTAGGATCCTCTCGGCGTGTACCAACTACTGCGTAGTTTCCATAGATAGCAACTGCTTCACCGAAATAGTCATATGCCTCAAATGAATGTGCATTAGGATCTGCTATAGAGTGAATTAATGCTCCTGTTTTAGCATTGAATATATAAACTCTACCAGAATTATAACCTGGAACATTGCTTGTCAAACTACCAACAGAATCTTCAAATGGTGCACCGACAATAATGTAATCACCATCAATGTCAACTGCACGACCGAAAGAATCACCAGTAGCAGTGTCATAATCGTTAGGGTTAGTGATAGTGTATAGCAACTCACCTGTTAAGCCGTTGAATACATATATTATACCAGAATTTGACCCGCCGGTGTCTTCGCCGTACGCGCCGACAACTACAATTTCACCACTTATACCAAGAGCATATCCGAAACTGTCTCCTGCCGGTGTATTAGTATTGTTAGGGTTGTTCAAAGTTGTAATTAAACTGTCATCTATACTGCTATAGACATAAACTTTGCCCGAAGTAGTACCACCGGCCTCATCTTCTGCGTGTGCGCCAACTACAAAATAACCATCTGTTGAATCTATATGCGCACCGAATAAATCAGTAGTTGATGCGCCATATGGATTAGGGTTGCTGATTATTGAATTCTGCGAAACCGAATTGATTGATACGGTTCTTGAGCCTTGTACAACATTGTTATCGATTTCTGTTTCGGTATAGTATCTGTTATCTAGATTGTAACTACCGATAGACGTAATATGACCAAATGTATCTAGTGTGATATCTTGAATAACAGTACCATTACTGTTATTAACACTTGCTTGGGAACTTGTATCAGCATGGTTCACAGTCACAGTGTTGGTTTCTGCTCCACTAGCAGTTTCAGATAATGTAATACCCGAACCTTGTACTATGTCGGCAACATACGCACCAGTTGTGTCAGTTCCTAAAGCAACTGAGTTAGGGTTAACTGTAGCAGTTAGTACTACGTTACTCTTAGAGTCAATGTTAACAACACCAGACAAATCACCGTCAAGTGTGAATGAGTAGTTGTCAGCCGTCGAACCAACGTTTACAGCACCATCAGGTGTAATATAATACATCTTCTGAGTGTTACTGTTGTAAACAAATCGACCTATACCCACTTCATCAAAAATGTCAACTCCTGATTGAAGAACCCAAGAACCACCAACATAGTAGTACACTGAACCATCACGAATATCAATAATTGAGTTTAGAGGGTCAGTTAGTTCTAATACATCCCACGTAGAGTTTGCCTGTGAGAAAGATGTGTAACCGTATGCTTTAGGACCACGGAATTTAGCAAGTCTAGGATCACTTGTCAAATCAACATTAAGAACTGCGGCTCCTCCTACATATGTATTAGAGCCTAGGTCTGTTGTTTGAGCAGTAATACTATCACCAGCACGTTGAATTTTTACTTTAGTACCGATCGTGCCAAAGTCATCCCATCCGCCTACTGTTTGGTTAGTAACGTAACCTGCCGCGCCCGATGTAGCACCGTAGTTGCCATTACCCCATTTGATAGAAGAAGTACCGTCGGCGACAACCCACGCGTCTGATCGTGCATAGTTATAAATAATACTCCAAGTAAATCCGTTACCACCTGGCGTACGGACAGCAGATAGTGTGTACTCTCTGCCGTCAGATGGATCTGTATACCATGCAATTAGAACGCCGATAGCATCATCATCTGAATTAACAGAAGATAATCGTACTTCGTGCGTATAGTTAGCAAGTCTACTATAAGACACCATACCAATATAAGAAGCAGAGTTAGTTGTATTTTGAATCTTATCATTGATAGAATCGTAAGACCATGCTGTAGTTTCAGATGGTATTGCCGGCTGTGCTGTACTTGTTGTATGTGAGAAACGATACCAAGTATCAAACACTTCTTGGAATGTTACAATATTTGATTGTGCTTCAGTAAGTTCAGTGTCGTTTTCAATAAACTGTCCGAAACTTAGAGTGTAATCTTGCTCTGATGTGCGAGTACCATCAATTGCGATAAATGGTACTTGTCCTTCAGCACCTGCAGGAACAGAACGTGAGATTTCGTTTTCGTTTTCTGTTTCAGTCCAGTATCGACCATCGTGAGTGTGACTATCGTTTGCAACTTGTAGATTAACGTTTGATACATCTGCACTGCCGTCAATAGTGAAACTGCCACTAACATCACCAGTAGCAAATGTTACGGTTCTTGGAGTAAACCATTTACTAGCAGTGTCAGCGTTACCGAATACATTACCTGTCAAATTTCCAGTCAATCCAGCACTACTTGACAACTCACCGTCTAATTGTATATTACCTGTTATAGTGTAATTACCCGTAGTTGTCACATCACCGGATTGTGTGGTATTACCAGTAATATCATAATTACCAGTGGTTGTTACATCACCAGATTGTGTTGTATTACCAGTGATATTGTAATCACCGGTAGTGGTTACATCACCAGATTGTGTTGTATTACCAGTAATATCATAGTTACCAGTGGTTGTTACATCACCAGATTGTGTTGTATTACCTGTGACAGAAAACTCACCTGTCAATGTCAAGTCATCAGACATTGTAGTGGTTCCGCCAATAGCGGCGTTACCTGATACCTCGAGGTCTTTTGTGTGGATAGTACCAGTAGTTGTAAAATCCTGCGAATCAGTTGTCCAGGTGTCAGCAGATTCATCCCAGTACAGTTTTACATTAGTGCCTGTACCTCGTTCAATTTCAATGCCGCCATCTACCGGTGTAGTATTCGGGTCACCTTCAAAGTTACTATTCAAAAGAAGAATGTTGTCAGCAATTTCAACTGTTACAGAATCAACTGTAGTAGTTGTACCTTGAACTGTTAAGTTACCTGTAATAACTGTATCGCCATCAACTCCTAAATCGCCAGTAATATCAACATTGCCGGTTTGAGATACTGTACCAGTAATATTCAAATTCGTAGTATTAATATTATGAGTTGTAGAATTCTCATTTGTAGTAGTTGTATTACTAGTGTATGTCGAGGTATCCAAATTAACCGATGTAGTTGAATTGATATCAGTAGTATCAGCATTTAGGATATAATCATCAGCATTTACAGTGTAATCATTAGTTGCTGTATGTGTTGTGTTATTTGTGTTTGTAACATATGCATTAGTATCCAAATTAACCGATGTAGTTGAATTGATATCAGTAGTATCAGCATTTAGGATATAATCATCAGCATTTACAGTGTAATCATTAGTTGCTGTATGCGTTGTATTATTCGTATTGGTAACATACGCATTGGTATCCATGTTGACAGATGTAGTTGAATTGATATCTGTTGTGTTTGCATTTAGAATATAATCATCCGCATTTACAGTGTAGTCATTTGTAGTTGTATGAGTACTATTGTTTGTGTTAACTACATACGCATTGGTGTCTACATTGATTGAATCAGTAGAATTGATATCTGCGGTGTTAGCATTTAGAATGTAATCATCCGCATTTACAGTGTAGTCATTTGTAGTTGTATGCGTTGTGTTATTTGTATTTGTAACATACGCATTAGTATCTACATTAATACTGTCAGCAGAATTAATATCAGTAGTGTTAGCATTTAGAATGTAATCATCCGCATTTACAGTATAGTCATTAGTTGCTGTATGTGTTGTGTTATTTGTGTTTGTAACATACGCATTAGTATCTAAATTAACAGATGTAGTTGAATTGATATCAGTAGTATCAGTGTTTAAAGTGTAATCATCCGATGTAATGCTGTAATCATTGGTTGCGGTTTGTGAAATATTATTGGCACTTAATGAATAGTTACTAGTTACAGTATGCGTAGAATTTGTACTGTTAGTAACATACGCATTTGTATCCATGTTAATGCTATCAGCAGAATTGATATCCGTAGTGTTAGCATTTAGAATATAATCATCAGTTGTTATGGTGTATACACCAGAATTAGTATGAGTAGAAGTAGTAGTATTAGTTGTTAGGGTAGTGGTATCAGTGTTGATAGACTGACCCATATTAATGTCCAATGTGTTACCGTTCATAACGGTATCAACCGCATTCACCGTGTAAGTCAATGCGTTAGATGTTATAGTATCACCCTGTTGTGTGATGGCAGTAGCATTCAAATCATACGTTGTAGCCAAAATATCGGTATCAGGTGAATTTAGTGTAAGCGTATTATCACCGTTAATATTAACATCGTCACTGCCGAAGTTTGCCACATTTGTACTGGTCAAATTCAATACATTTCCGCTACTAACCGATGTTGTTTCGGCACTATACATTGAAGTATTGTTTGCAGACATATTAGTAGTATCAGTCTGCAAATTGTAACTACTGCCTACTGTAACTCCCATGTTATTAGTTGCGCTCAGGTTCATGTCAGTAGAGGCGCCAGTAATAGTAGGAGCGTTTAAATCAATTAATTCACTAGATGACAAAGTAGTAACTCTAGTGTTTAACGATGCAGTATCAGATGTAAGTGTGTAAGAATATGTTGCTGATAATTGAATGTTTTCTGCGTTGGTTCTTACTAATGGTGCGGAAGTAGTAACATCAGTAGTGGCATTCAGGTCTATCATGTCCCCGTCGGCTGTTATCTGAGGACTTGTAATAGTGGTACTAGTGTTAGATTCTATAACTGTGCCGCCATTTGATTTTAGAGAAGTAGTTTCACCGTCTTGGAATAAAGATCCGGTGATACGAACATCACCAGTAACAGTGTAATTACCTGTTTGGTTAGTATTACCGGTGTGGTCTGTCTCACCTACATGAGTCAAACGACCAGTTAAATCATAATCACCGTTTTGCGTTACATTGCCTGTTTGGTTAGTGTTACCAGCGTGAGAAATGTTACCAGTTAAATTGTAGTCACCAGTTTGTGTAGTGTCACCAGTATGTACTTGGTCACCGGTATGATAAAAGTTAGTAGAATCACCAGCGTCTGCTCCTGCAGTGTCAGGACCTAGAGTCAGATCACCATACATAAATGTATCGTTTTCTACTCTTAGTTCGTTGCCGATATTAGCATTATTCATTACTTCCAAATCGTAAGTAGTGAATGTGCCGCCTACGAAGAAGTTTTGATCTTCTGTTGTCCAACGGTCATATGATTCATCCCACAAGAAACGAACATTATCTAAATCACCACGTTCGACTTCAAGACCTGTTAACATTACATTGGCAGTATAAGGGGAACCGTTACCTGACTCATTGGCAGAATAATCTTTTGAAGTCAATAAATATTCAAAGTTTCCTGCTGGATTATCAGGATCTCCTTCAAACAAGTGATTAAGAGTAATCACAGGATCTTCCATAACTACCGTTTCTGTGTTCACAGTTGTGGTGTTACCCTGTACAATTAGGTTAGCACGGATCTCTATCGTGCCACTCATTGATTCTATAATTGGTATTTCGGTAGGACCGTTATCTAGTACAAGTCTCTCGCCCTCTAGGAATAATCTATCCCCAAAACTAATTCTTTCAGCCATTTTATTTTCTTCCGTTTTAACTATGTTATTGGTAAACTAATTTTTACACTACTCGACTATTTATCATTGTTATTCGAAATGATTATATTATGTATCTGTTTTGACAGTTGTTGGTGAGCATCGTTGCCAGGATGACAGTTATCTTTAAAATGTTCTTCATTTTCTTTCATCGCATCTAGTATCATTTCAGCATCTTTGAACAATTCATTTTTTAGTTGTATAGGATCACGATTGTTTTTGTCTTCTAATATATTCCAGTTTGATACTAGATGTGAATATGGCATTGATTCTTTCAGTAATTGACTTCTCCAATCTTCTATGATGTGATCCGGTGTGATATATTCTTTGTATATTTCATGCAGTGGTGCTTGACCTTCAACGACTATAACCTTAGGATTGCCCATATTCACTATCGCATCAGCAGCCCATTTATATACCTTATGTGCTGTCTTTTCTAGTAAATCATTGTATGTCCATTCAGGCGGGTCTAAATATTGTAAGTTGAAATCTCTAGGCAACTCTGTGTGAAACCAAACAATATAATCACACTCGTATTGTTTCTTTATGGATGACTTTGCTATACTACTAAAATTACCTCTACCATTTTCAGATAAGTTGGTGACATTGTATCCGTAACGTTTTAAGTGATACTCAGTATGTCCGTCAGCAGTAAAACCATCTAGTGGCATTGCATAGTTGGGTACTCCCCAACTATCACCCCATATTGTAATGTTTGTTTTTGATGTATTCATAAAAGTTATTTAGTATAAATTACCGCTTGCTATTTTAGCATAGATGATATATACTAGTAGAACGCAACTACATCAAATACATATACCATATGAAACAAAAAATATTAGACTTAATACACGACAAACCCAAACATTACGCCATGATGATTAAGAAAGATCCGGCAATGTATGATTGGGTCATGTCGCAATCGAAAGCAGACAGTGAGCATTTTCCTACGCATATTTACAGCGCAATCAATGACGGCAAGACTAATATTTGCGTAAATGGAAATAAACGAGAAGTATCAAGAATATCCAACGGTTACAAAAACTGCGGGCCTGCAAATGTATGTGAATGTACTAGAGATACCCTTTCTGAAAAGGTAAGTCACACAAAACATAACGCATCAAAAGAAGAAAAAATAAAAGCCAATCAAAAGCGAAAAGCCACGATGGTTGAAAAATATGGAGTCGAGTACAATTCGCAACGCTCGGATATCAAACACATATGGAAGAAACCAAAGATACCAGATCATGTACATGAAAAACTATCAAACAAAAATTGGTTAGAGAAAGAATATATAACTGATAACAAATCAGGTTTTGAAATAGCCAAAGACCTTAAGATATACTATGGTACAGTACTTGATTATTGTAGGCAGCATGGATTTGAGATTCAACAAAATTACAATCGTTCCCTTACAGAAAAAGAGATATACGAATATATAACCACAATCTTAAGGGTAAAAGCAGTACATTCAGACTGGGAAACACTAAAAACCAAAGAATTAGATATATTAGTTCCATCACATAATTTCGCCATTGAAGTCAATGGTTTGTATTGGCATAGTTATAATCCTGAAACCCAACACATTGAAAATCGTAGTAGACATATCGATAAGACTTTAGAGGCAAAGGAAAAAGGCATTGATTTAATACACATTACCGATTATGAATGGACACACAAAAAGGATATTGTGAAATCTATTATAAGAAGCAAACTAGGCAAAAACGATAAAATATATGCTAGAAATACGACAATACAATCGGTTGACACAAAAACAGCATTGAATTTTATGGATCGTTATCACATACAGGGAGCATTAGGCAGTAAGTATTATTTCGGTTTATATAAAGGTGATGACTTAGTTATGCTAATATCGGCTGGCAAAAATAGATTCACCAAAGATGACTCAATAGAATTGCATAGACTATGTAGTAAAAGCGGAATTACCGTTGTAGGCGGAGCAAGTAAACTAATTAAACACTTGCATAACATAGTAAATCAACCTATAATAAGTTATTGTGACCGTAGCAAGTCTAATGGCAATGGTTATTATTCTATGGGATTTGAATTGGTAAAAGAGACAGGTCCTGGATACTATTGGACTGATGGGAATGAAATACTTAGTAGATACAAGTGTAGGAAATCAAACTTAAAAAATTGGTTAAGTTCCTTTGATTCTGAATTAAGCGAGTCAAAAAATATGTTCAATGCTAACTATAAAAGATATTGGGATTGTGGGAACTTAGTGTTTATTTACAATCCATAAAAAACCCAGGCCGAAGCCTGGGTCCATTTTGACAAATATCTAAGAGATATTATACAAACGCTAGGTTCTGTACAGCAATCTTAGAAACGTAGTCAGCCGCATTACCTAGAGATGATGCAGTATTAGTTAGTTCTACGTAACCGTAACGTGTCATGAATGATACTACTGGTTCGAATGTAGCAGGATCTACTACAACGCCAGAAGACATTAGCGGAACATATGGACAGTAGAATGCTGCCGCATCAATTTCGCCTTGACCTTTGTAGCCTAGTAGTACTGGAGAAGTATCAGAAGCGTAAGTGTTAACGTAAACACGCATAGTACCGTTTAGAGTACCAACGAATTTAGTGTTAGTAGGCGCTTCGAAAGTACCTTCAGTAGTACGAGCGAATGCAGAAGTAGTCGCAGATTGTAGAACTGTTAGAGCAGCAGGTGAAACTACAGCCCAGTTAGCAGCACCACGGCGAGTACGTTGTGCAACAAGGTTTGCTTGTTGGTTGATTAGAGTTGCTAGAACTGCGTGACGGTCACCAACGAATGTTGGAGTACCAGTGAACGCACCGTTCATGTCGAAAGTAGCACCAGTAGTTGCTAGATTTTCTAGTGAACCTAGGATCTCTTGGTCGATTTCAGCAGTGATTTCCATTGCTAGAGCAGCCATGATTTCTGCTTCGATATCTAGACCGTGCATTGCGTTAGCGTCTTGAGCCGCTTCGAATGTCCAGCGAGCACTTAGTTTACGAGTTTTCGCTTCAACAGTTTGCTTCAATACTTGGATTGACATGCGGTTACCAGCAGCACCTTCTAGAGCAGCAGTTGGTAGTGGAGCATTTACGCCGTCACCAGAGTAGTTTTTAGCAATATCGAATGGAGATAGTGCTTCTGAACCAGCAGTTGTAGCGCCAGCATTGTCAGCGTAACGTACACGTAGAGTGTGGATCTGACCAACTGGACCAGTCATTGGTTGTACACCGATGATTTCGTTAGCAATTACTGTAGGCATTACACGACGGATAACTGGTAGAATTACTTTGTTTAGTGTAGCAATGTTACCTGCTTGTGTCGCACCAGCAGTAGCAGACTCGTTTAGAGCCTTTTTAGTGTTTTCTAGTACTGAAGACATTACATCGCGCTTGTTGCCTTGTAGACCATCTAGTAGGGCTTCGCGTGTAGTATCCCAGTTATTTCCTTCAAAAAGATTTTCCATCTTTATGTTCTCCTGTTATATCTGGATTAGTTAAGTCCTGCTAGTTTACGTAGCACGACAATATCGGCATCGCCACTCTGATTAGTCGCATCAACTTTGCGATTACCAGTGTGTTCAGTCACTTTGCCTTCGGTTAAAGTCTGTTTCGCTCCCTCATTAGAGGAAACAGTTTCATTTAAAACAGCAGGTAAGTATTTCTTAAATGCTGATTTAAGATTCTGGGTTTTTACTGATTCAAGTAGATCACCCATCACACGGCGTTTTTCGCCAGAAAGTGGTTTTAGAAGTTCGGTCATAACCTTGTTACGGTTAGCACGGTCTTCCATAATACGTACTTTCTTTTGTGCCTGTGCAATTGCGTCTTCTTTTTCAGCAATCATTGCTTCTAGTTTAGCAACAGTTTCAGCAGATTCGTTTAGTTTCTTGTTCATTTTAGATACTTCGGTTCCTTCATTAAGTTGTGAAGCCATGAACTCACCTGCGAATGCTTCAAATAGACGGCGACCAAAGTCATTTTCTTTAGCCTGTTGAATGTCTTCTTTCAGCATTGTTAGTTCTGAACGTAGTGAATCTGTGATAGTTTTTTCGACAAGTTGTGCCGAACGTTTGATAAATGATTCTTTGGTTTTCTTTAGAAGTTCTTTGCCTTCCGCGACCATGCGAACCTTAGTTTCAACTAGTTCTGCTTTGTCTTTGTGGAACTCTGCTAGTTCACGCGCCAATTGTTTAGTAACGAAAGTCTTAGTTGTTTCTAGAGATTCGTTCATCTTGGTGCGGTCAGCATGAAGTTCCTTAACTTCTGATGCAAGTTGAGAAGTAATGAATTTTTCGAGAAGTTTAGCATGTTCCGTAATTGCTTTTTTATAAGCAATACGTTCTGCGATTAGTGCTTGTCTGTCGGCTTGAAACTCTTCGATTTCAGAACGGATAGCAGATTCAATGGTATGTTCCATTGCTTCTACAATCACGCCTTTGTCGTGTTCAAACTTCTGGGCAAACTCCTCACGCAATTCTGCTGTGATTTCCTCTCTTGCTTCATTTAGTTTTGCTTCCCAAGCCTCTTTAATTGGTGCCGCAGCGTCTTCGCTTAAAACACCAGACTCAAGAAGACCAGCAAGGATATCTTTTGCCATTGTTAGGTCTCCTATTTAAGTTTAAGTTCGTTGATGAACTTAACTATTTCCTTAGACAGATAATGTTCTGCCGTGTTGTCGTATTGAGCATGTTGTGCAAGATTCCATATTTGATTTCCTCCACGCATGTTCATTAGTCCTTCGTAAATCGCCTTTGGATATGCATCTGGAGCACTAGGTTGTGCTACAATGTCTACCGTTACGATTTCAAAATTGCTCACGCTACCACTACCATCAACTTCACCTGAGCCACGAGACGAAACGCCTAGCGTAGCACCCGATTCAATCAATGTTCTAATGATATTACCCATAGGTGTTGGAACAATTTTTAGTTTGCCATAACCATTAGGACCATCCATCCACATATTTTCAATAATGTGTGAAACACGGTCAACATTTACTGTCAATTCTGGTGGGTGGTCACATTCGCCAAGTACAGGGAATCCAGAAGAAATTTTCTTCTGAACGGACTCCACAGCACGAGCGATTTCTGAAACCGGGTAGACTCTCTGGTTAGCATTTTTAACGCCGCCTTGGACGAAAATGCCTTCCATGAACATATCCTTCTTGCCATCATCACTTTCAACAATTTTCGCCTTGACGTTTGCTTGTGAATGTGATAGTCTTTCTATAAGAATGGACATAGTCTTAACCCCTTATCTTACTTTTTAAGGCCAGTTAGGGTAGAATGAGCGGATTTATCACCGTCATCACCTGGCTTGCCTTTTTCACCTTTCATTTTAGGTGCTTTCTTACCAGAAACATTAACGTTACCAGTATTCATTTCTTTTGGTGATTCTCCTTTACCACCAGCAGTGTTACCATCACGGGCACCTACTGGAGCAGCACTTGATTCATCACCTGGACGTTTTGGATTAGCGTTAACTGTAGATTGAGTCATGTCGCCGTTATCACCTGGCTTAGCAGTTGCTTTGTTAACATACTCAACTAGTTCTTCGTCATCAGACTCTTCAAGTTCTTCATCTTCCATGAAAGATTCTTCAACTTCTTCATCGTCTTCTAGATCCATGTCCATTTCTTCTTCGTCTTCATCACCAGCCATAATTTTTTCAAATTCGGCTTCAAGTTCAGCGATTGCAGATTCTAGGTCATCTACACGAGATTCCACGTCACCGTGTTCTTCTTCGTGTTCGTCTTCCATACCGTCGTCATCGAAATCGAATTCGCCTTCTTCATCATCCATTTCTAGATCATCTAGGGCTTCTTCATCTTCCATTTCGTCAGCATCGTAAATTGCTTCTGAATCTAGTTCATCAGCATCGTCTTCAATTTCAGTGTAATCTTCTTCTGACTCGTCTAGGTCTTCCAAATCTTCTTCTACAACTTCGTCACTTTCGCTTAGAAGTTCTTCGTGGATCTGACGAGCGTTTTCAACGATGAAATCATGTAGCAACTCTTCCGCGGCTTCACGTTCTTCGTTAATAAGAAGTTCCAACACTTGTTCTAGCGCACTTCTTGGCATCTTTATAGTCTCCTTATCGGTTAAACCACTTTCTATGTGGCAAAGTTATAGAACATACTTCTGTTCTAATAGTATTTACTTATATCTGTATATTATATGTGAGAATGTAGGAAAACGGTTACTTTTTGGCTAAAAAAGTAACCGTATGATATTTATACGGAAGTAACAGTAGATAAACTGCTGTCTTTTTACATTTCAAGGTCGCCGCCTTCTTCTGACTGAGCACCATAAATTGTTGACAATCTATCGGCTCTTTTAGAATTTTCGTACTTGCGGTATTCTCTTATGTTTCTGAGTTTTGACAAATGTATAAGGGTAAGGCGTGATTTTCGCACATCGCTTACCTCTATAGTGTTCATCGAATCTTCTTCCGGTGAATAATTTTCTGTAAGTTCTTGATATCTCATAACTTTATTTATCAATATCCTTATAATTCTTCAGTGTCTTCATCCGGAGCGTTTTCATTACCAGAGATTGGGGAACCTTCATCTTCCATATCATCTTCTGGTCCGAAATCAAAGTCTTCACCGCCTATGTCATCACCTTCAGGAGGAGGAGCAGAACCTACGTCACCCATACCTGCCATATCTCCGTCAGCGTAGTTTGTGTCACCACGCTCTTCCATGACCATGCTTTCGTTTTCTAGGATTTCATCTTCGGTTAGACCCATAAAGCGTTTTAGCGCAAAGCGTTTACTCATGTATGGCAAATCTGCCACACTAGAGAACACATTAATCATTACTGAATCTACTTCGGCTTGTCGGAACTTACCAAAGTTCTGTGGCGGGTTGAATGTTAAATTGAACTGTGAACTTTCTACTTGAACACCACGTTTTTTCAAAAACATTTTAAATTCGTAATCAAGTTCGTCTGCCAACAAGTTCTGTAGACGTTCACAGAATTTAGTAAAGCGGAACTCTTGAATCATTGCCGAACCAATACGTCCATCGTTAACACTAGAGTCAGGATCATTATCACTAGCACCCATGTATGATGGTGGGACACGAAGACCACGGAACATCTTGTTATTGAAGTAACGCAAATCATCAATCTGACCTAAGTTTTCACCACCTGGTAGTGTTTCAACACGAGACCCGCGCCCTTCCGCAGTTTGAGCAAAGAAATAATCTTCCATTACTGATAGTGGGTTGTATGCAGAATCAGTAATGTTTTGTCCGCCACCTGTCTTGGATGGAATTCTACGTTGGTGAATTTCATTCTTGATACGCTCTAAGTGTGTTCGTGCTTTGTGTGTCGGCATTGAACCCACATCAATATAAAATACGCGGCGCTCCGGAGCACGTTGAACACGGTAAATTAGTATTGCGTCTTCCAATAGTTCTTTTTGCTTATACACTTTAAAGATAGGCTCAAGTATTGAAGTTCCAAATGGCCAGAAACTATCAATACCTTCACTTAATGATAGGTGTACAATGTGTTTGGCATCTACTGGCATTGCTTCTTCACTATGCCCCAATCTTGATCCGCCAGCAGATCCGAATGTGCCAGCATTTGCATTCGTGTTAGGAGTACCTACTTGATAACCTGTAGGAAGATTTTTCATTTTGTCTTCCGATGCAGTTACACTCATTTCGCCGATATTCAAGTCGATATCACGAATAAAGTAAACTTCAGGCTTTTTACCTTTACTTTCATTTACTAGAATCTTTTCTACTTTCGATGGATCAACCCAAAATAAACGATATGTTTCAGGATCACGAATGAAAATTTGATCACCATATTTGATTGCATTACGGAATATACGGAATGAACGCTTTTTTAGTTCGTTCAAGTTTACCCACTGGCGCAGTGACTTCTGAATAACTTCAGACTCACTTTCAGTCGGGTCTTCGTTCCAATGTATATCAAACGGCATATCAGTTGTTTCGTTCTTTAGTGTAGAGAATTCAGCAATTACATCAAGTGCCGCATTAACTTCGCTATCCAAGTCCATCTGATCATATTGCCCGTAACGTTGAACACGGTTAGGCTGTCCTTGATACACTTCTGGTAGCCATGAACTATAACGTTTGTTTGTTGCTTCACCGCCTTCGTACTTACTTTGCGAAGGGGTTTTAGTCATACTTCGGTCACCACCATCGTATGATTTAAAATATTTTTTCCAAGTTGCCATTTGTAATCCTATCCTTTAAACTATTTTAGCATATTTATCGTTGTGCCGCAACTACTATCCGTTGAGTGTTTTTATCAATTCGTTAATTCGATTAATAAGGAATTGTGTTTCCTGTGCATTTGTCGCATCACGCGCATTTGCGGATACCGCCATCTTATTACTGTTTGCTTCTTTTAGTAGTCGAGTAAGAACATCTTTAAAATCAGAATCAGATAAATTCATGTTGTCCCTTTGCATTTTAAGACTGTCTACAAACATTCTAGCGGAATCATCATTGAAGTATGCTTCTTTATTTCCAAGTCCTGACTGTGCCAACAAACCTGACTTCATATCCCATAATGCGGCGCCTGCAGCATCATTGACAAAATAATCGTACATACGACTTTCACTAGGATTGTATCCTATGGCATCATTTGTATTTCCGTCATCGGCATCTATCAATGATTGTGCATTAGATTCTCGTAGCATATCACCTGCAAAGTCAGTGATTGTTGCCTGCAATCCAGTAATCGCTCCTACTAACTTACCACCAATTGCTTCTGCCAACGCATCCATTTTAGGTTGAAGTTCAGTCAATAATTTATTCATACCTTGGTTCAAATCTTTTAAGTTCTCTCCCAAGTTCGCCTTTGTCAAGCCTGCGGATATAGACTGTTCCAATGTTAGACCTAATCTACGACTTCTCATATCTTGTGAATATGCCGCTTGATAATCTTCTTCAGTTACTTGTGGGGCTTCCTGACCTATTTGGTCAAATCTATCTGACATAGACATTAATTCTGATAGCAGTGTACCTGACACCCCGCCTTCACCGCGCATCAATAGTTGTCTATCAACTTCTGACATGTTACCCAAAATAGAAGACACATCAAGTTCAGACATTGCGTTTTTCAATGCATCAGGATCACCAGTTGACTCATATGATACGGCTAGGCGGTCTATCGTTTCAAATAGTTTAGCAGTGATAGGGTTGTCCATCATTGCTCTACCTTCTTCGGTAGCCAAGAATTGTGCTCTATCTCCTGCTACTAAACGAGTTTGTAACATTTTACCCATTTCTGATCCTGCGCCGAACATAGTAGATGAACTAATCGCATCACTTAGAGCCTGTACTTGTTCCATAGGAACACCTTTGGCTGCCATCATACCCAAAGATACCTTTGTTCTATCTTCGTCAAGTGTCTCTTTAATCAAAGCGGCTGATTCTTCCATTGATATTTTTAGTACCTTGGATGTATCTGAAACAGCATCCATGAAATTGTTCATACCTTGTCTTAGTTGCGATTCACTCATTTGGTTTAACGCGCCTAAGTTCTTAAGAGTTTCTAAGTATTCACCTGTCATAACAGTAGTTTGACCGAATGTCATAGCATACTCTTTCATTAGATTTAACGATCCATCCAATCCATATGCAAAGTCTTTGACTAATTTCAATGAATCTAACATACCCAGACTGCCAATTGCTTCTGAGTACTTGTCCGCAAATGCTGCCGCTTCGCCCATCAAGAATCCTGATTTGTTCACAGCATAAGAAAATTCAGATAGGGTACCTTCAGCATCTTCTAAACCAACCATCAGACCTGACTGTCTTATTTCACTAGAAAAATCTAATCGCTCATTAATGTTTTCCATAATAAACGAGTCTGCGGCTGCTATTGTGCCTACTACAGCAGTTAAACCTGCGGCGAACTTACCGCCCACACCTTTAATAAAGTCAATTTTACCGCCCATGTCTTCTGCTGTTGCTAATCGCATTGCAGATGCTTCACTATGACCTTGTTTGATTAACTCTTCTACACGCTTGTTCAGGTCTTCTGCACTTTTTATACCTTCTTTTTGGGCGTCTAGTTGTTTCTTCATAATATCGCCCAAGAATTTCAGTGTGAAAATGTTTTCTTTTTGAAATTTACTGTCATCCTTCTGATTATCCTCATTTTGCTGCTTATTTTGCTTGCGAGCCTTTTCATCCTCTCTGCGCATCCCACGCAATTCATCCATCATGGATTTGTATTGCCCTTGTGTTATTTTATCACCTCTGGCAATCTGGATTAACAGTTTGGAAATGTTCATAAAGTGTTTGTCTTGCCTTGATACTGCTTTCTCTACAGACAACATTGCTTTGTCGGTCGCCCATCCAGGGAACTGACCCGCTTTTCCAAACCCCTTAATTACTCCATCAAATTCTGACATTTTTATCGTATCTCTCGTTGTTTACAGGTTTCAAGTATAAATAGAAACGCTACGCCGTACTACGGCTTACAATGTATTTATCAATTAGGAAAAATCAATGTCAAACAACCCACTGAGTAAGTATTTCAGAAAACCTGCAATGTACGTTACATTGCCAACCAATGGTTTATTCAATCCAGAGATTGATAAGACCATATTGGATGAAGTGCCAATTTTACCAATGACTGCGCTAGATGAAATATCATTACAGAATCCAGATGCTTTGTTAAACGGTGAGGCTCTCATCAATGTCATCAAAAGTTGTGTGCCTTCGATTCCAAATCCAAGAAAACTATGTAACATAGATGCGGAGTCATTGTTCCTAGCAATACAGTATGCCAGTTCCGGAAAGGACATAGAGCACACGCATCAATGTACAGAATGTGACGCAGTGACAGATTACAAAGTTGATTTGAATCAACTTATGAATAGGTTTCCGGATATTAAAGAGATACCTGTTGTTGAACATGAGGGTATAAAAATTTATATCTCACCTGCAACAGTTGAAAGTGTAACTCGTTTGAGTCTTATGGATATAGAGCGTAAAAAGATTTTACTAGAAATTGAAAGCAGTGTATCGGACGAAGATCCAGATGGTGACATGGAACTTGCAAAACGATTTTACCAAAGTTTCAATAAGATTGTACAACACAATGTTAGTCTTCTAACAGAAGCAATCTACAAAATAGAAACCGAAGATGGTGAAATAGTGACTGACAAGGCATTTATTGACGAATTTATGTTCAATATTCCCGGAAAAGTAGTTGACAAGATCAACCAAATTGCTGTACAATTATCTAAGAAGCCTGATGATTCAAACTTGTTAAAGTTCACATGCCCAGAATGCGGGAATGTAGACGAAGTGAATATTGAGGTAAATCCTATAAATTTTTCCATCGCTGGCTCGTAACAGCCAGCACGGAAGATATACAGGAGCGTATTGAAAAATACGAAAAACAGGTTGACAAGTTACACTATAACCTGTTACAATTAACTTGGTACATGCGTGGAGGGGTTTCTATTTCTGAAATCCACGAAATGCCTGTAACTCATATCAAACACTTGAACTCTATAATAGAGAACAATTTTGAAATGAGCAAGAAGGCTGGTACGCCTATTATATAGTACCCGTCAGTAACGACGGAAACATCCAGAATATTATTATATAAAAAAACCGACTTCAGAATCCGACCACCAAGGTCTTATAGCGTCTTAAAACTAAAACTATCTAAAATGTAGTGAACTATACTTACAAGCAGAACTGGATGATACATTGTATCCGGGATTGAGACTGCCATCGTAATGGTGTTGCCGTCAGAATAGGAAGGTTAGGCGCTTCCACGCTTCTCGTAAATCTGCAAAATAGTCTGTAATGAGCAAGGATACTTACCTATTCTTGCGGAAAATACATGTAACCGCATGTATACCAGAGTAACCGTGCCGATGAACTGTGAAAAACCAGAGAACGCACACACTGATGGCAGGAAATACAAAATCACTGCCGGCTTTATTCATATTGGTCTGTTTAGATATGTTTAAGGTGCCGTTGGGACGAAAGTCGCAAGTACTGGGTTAAGAGGGGATCGCCAACCTACCTCGTCTATCTGGAGACTAACCCATAAACAGAGGTGACACCTCGGTAATATCCGAGTTAACCATTTGCCCCGGCAACGGGGCAATTGTGGCTCCTCCTGGTAATGATATAAATAAGAGCACAATAATTCTCTTAATAGCCCTCGGCAGAGAAAAGACCGATTAAAAACGAAAACTGAGTTTACGAAGTTTGAGTTTTTATGAGGGCTTAGGTCTTGTTAAAGACCTCTATAGGATGGTGATAATGTCTAACAAATCAAAAAACAAAGGTTCTGGTTATGAACGAGAACAAGCAAAATTCTTAAGTGAACTATATAATGGTTCGTTTATTCGTGTCCCTAACTCCGGTGCATTCATCGGAGGTAAAAATCAAAAGAGAACTGAGATACTAAGCGAGGGACAAATTCGTTCATTTAAAGGGGATTTGATTCCGCCTGATAACTGGAAGTACTTTAACTCTGAATGTAAATTCTACGCCGATTTTCAATTTCACTCGTTACTATCGCCGGGTTATATTCCCATACTAGAAAAATGGATAGACCAATGTATGGAAGTAGCCGAAGACAAAGACCTAAACATTATGTTTATGAAGTTCAATCGTAAAGGGAAGTATGTTGCGTATCAAGCAAGTCTAGGGTGGAAAACCCCACATTCTATCGTGTACACCAGTAAGAATCATGGTGATTGGATATTCTGTGGGGCAGATATGTTTTGGGAACTCCACCGAGATTCAGTGGAGTCTGCTTCTATTAATGGGGTTTAGTCGTTTCGTTCTCCGACTCCCCAATCAACTACTACTGGGAATCGTGGAATACCATCAGGTGTAGGTGTGAAGTATCGTAGTGTCGCCCATGTTGGCTTATTATTTGATTCAAACAACTCTCTAAGCGTTGCTTGGTTACCACGAACACCAGCGCCGAATTGTGTTCCATCAGGTAGATTTAGAACAAAGCGTTTGATGTGTCCACTCCAATTACCTTGACCTTCTTCTACTGATACTACAGTAAATTCATCTGTGATAAACTCTTTGCGTTTGAGTAGGAATTTACTACGCTTGTTTTCGTATGCACTATCAATGCGAACCATTTGCCCTTCAAAACCGTCAGTCAGGTAAGTACCATATAGTTCATCTAGTTTTTCTTGGGAAAATACTTTTGTTGTCTCTACAACTACAACACCTTCTATATCTTTTACGATTTCGCTCAACAGTTGTTGACGGTCAGTAAATGGCATGTTGGGATTGTTAGTATCAAACAAGTCATAAACATGGTACTGTACAAGTTCTTTTGACTTGGCAATATCTGCTTCTGTTAGTTTAGTTTTGCGAACCATAGAAGTGATACTATTGAAGTCATCTTTTAGTTCGTGATTGTATAGTTCACCGTCAATGATAATTCCTGGCATTGCATCAAAAACTTCTTTCAATGATTCTTCAAGATGCGGACAACTAGTAATTTCTTTGCCAGCACGAGTCCAAAGACCATTAGCACGAGAAAGACAGCGAATACCATCTAGTTTGGGTTGTGAAATTACTGGGAACTCTAGACCCTTTTTTAGTTTAGAGTAATCATTCGCTAACATTGGCATAAACTTGTCAAAGTTTTTGATCATTGTTTGATCACCAAAGTAACCGGAATCTTGTTTTGACGTATAATTGGATTTGATTTCGCTTTCTGCTTGCTCTCTGGGTGTAGTTTCATTACTGCGGCCTAGATTCTTACCTGAAGACAATCTCCACTCAGAAGTAACCATTTTACCGTCTTTGATACCTGCCACGGTACGATAACCATATTCTTCACCGTTTTGCCCTAACTCCATATACCACACACGAGTTTTGCCTTTGGTGTCTAGTTTGTATAGCGGTATGTATTTTTTAATAACTTCCATTTGTTTTTCCTCAGTGTTAATTGCCTTGCTATTGTAGTATATTTATTATAGAATGTCAACTATTTTTTCATACAACGAATCGTATGGTTTGACCCAGAACATGTTTCTATTATGTTCTAGAATGTACTTATCCTTATCATACAAACTGCGTAGTGTCATAGGAGATAATGCTAGTAAATCTTTGAGTGATTTTAGAAATTCTTCAAACCTTTCATCATCATTCAGTATGTTATCGTAACCGTAATCAATCCAATCGGGAAACTTGAACCCCATATCACGCAAGTCTTGCACTATGCCAGGATACGCATATGGTAAAATAAAGTGACCTTTGATTAGAGGATCCCATGTTTTCTCTGTGATAGATTCTGTCTCGCCGTTTGTTGTGATAGTCTCTACATACACACTAAAGTACGAATCTTCGTAATAGTCATTGTGAACAGGCCACCAAAGTCCGGCACCGAAACCATTGTTGTTGTCCATCAAACAACTAGGTTCTTGCGGAGAAAGAATGTTTTTATTAAGTGGATCGCTTACGTAACCTTTATGTTTATATGCATCTTGTTCTAAAAATTCTTTAAGTTTGATTCGTGCTATAGTCCTAGGATGCGTCATTGAATGATAGTATATTCTTCCTGGAGCAAGGTAGTGTTTAGGGTCTTTTACTTTTGTGATAGGATTCAATTCAAACATTTTAGCACTTGCACCCCAAGTCCACACTCGTTCTCTTAAATCGAATTTATCATACTCGGTAAAATATGCTTTTTGTCGATTCCATAATATGTCATAGAATGGATACGAGGTGTTTTTCTTATTAGTATGTACGATTACTACTCTACAACCATAGGATTCCCATTCTTGTTTTATTTGGTCGTGTACTTTTTTAATATCTGAATGGTCGTCAACATGGTAGATACTGAACACTACAATCAGTTGGTTGTTGTAATCTTCTTTGATAAATTCAAACTGTTCTTTAGTGTTTACACCTCGACCGCCAACAACTGGGATTATATCACATTTAGTAATGTCGTATTCTTTTTCAAACTTGTCTTTTTCCAGTTCGATAGGTAATAAGTGTGCTTGACTGCCTATAATGGTAGGAATAACTGTGTCTGACCAAAATACTTTTATCATGGTAAAATGCTCTCTTCTGACTTAACTATAGTAGCCGCTTCTTCCATCGCAACTTTTACATTGTGATTGAACTGGTATATAGGCATAAGCCCTCTTGCTTTTGCCGTTATTCGTTTAATATCGTGTATCAAATTTGTTTGAGCGACCCGTGTTTTGCCTACAGTTTCATTCTTGAAATTGTGTTCGTCAAACACTCGCTGTAAGAATAGCAAATGATCTTCGGGAAGCGGGTGACCATCATTAAACTTGTTGCCGAATATAGAATATTCTTTTTCAAATTTGTTCTTATTAATATCGTTGTTCCACAATACTTCGTAAAAATTTGCGGTGATACTGTTAAGTGTTTCTCTGTGATCTACCAGCAGACTGGCTAACACATCTGAATGTTTGCCATTAATTAAATTGTTGTTGTCGCCTTGGTCTATTTGTCTTGCTATGTCTACCATACTGATAAAGTGCCATTGGCAACCTATTGCTTCGAGTGTGGTTTTGACAAGTGAAATAGTGTTCAGATCCCGTATCAACATACCTAGTGGATCAACGAATCGCATAACCCAATTTTCATCATAAATGTTTTGGGTGAAAATGTTACCTGGAGTGACCCAAGTACCATCGACCCATCGGTCTTCACGACACACATTTGTCCACGAAACCATAATCAAATCGTCTTCTGTAAACTTATGTTTGGCATTCGCATAAGCAAACTGTTGTGCCATATATTGATTACCTGCACCGCTGCGTCCGTAGTTGTATAAAGGTATATCAAGGTCTGAGGCTATAATTTCAGGCCATGTTGCCCAATGGTATGCGGTGAAACTGCATCCGAATGTAAATATTCGTTTGGGTTGTCGTTCAATTAGTTTCATAGTTTGTTGTCCAGGTCGGTCAGAAATTGTTTTATCTTTGCCATTGTATGGTCTGACCTTACCATAGTTTCAAAGTTATGTTTTAGTATATCAGTCCTTTTAAAACGCCACTCCACTCGTTCACGAGTGTTCATTTTATCTAATTTATGACAAGTATTGCGTACAACTTCCAGAAGTTTTCTGTAACGTATTACTGGGTCTATCTCATCATCAAACGACATGTCTTCAAACCAATCTTCGTATGTATAGTAACCTAATTTTCTCAAGTGTCTATTTGCTCCGGGATTACCATATATTAAGAATGGTTGAAAGTATGCTACTGGTCTGAATGTTTTCTCCGAAAAGAACATGACAGATCCTGAATCATACGAAACGGATGTTTCGTTGACAATTTGAAACAGAGTTTGGTCGTGTATGTGACGGTATGGTGTATCCAACGCCCAGTTACGATTGAAATCATTGTTGTCAACAATCATGGGTAACCGGTTCAACCATGCCTCGTAATCTTCTTCTGGTATATCGTGTAAATGAGGTTCTTCTTTAATACGTCTTAGTAAGTTAGGATGAACCTTGTCGTGGCTTATAAGACCCCAATGATTAACGTCACTGCGAGATAACAAAAATTGTGCCATAGTTCTGTAGTAACGATTTACACGACTAAGACTTGAATACATCTTATCTCTGTGTTCCATTGCACAATTGTGGTGAGCAGTTTGAAAATGGTGCTCAAGAATTTGCCTGTTCATTCGTCCATCTATAGATAGTACTTGTTCAAATGAAGGGAATGAAAACACATGAATAGGTTCTTTCTTGGTTCTCGCTACATACTTTTCTATGTTTGTTTCATCTGCTAAGTTAGCCGATGTGTATATGATTTGTGAAGGACTCACTCCGTACTTTTCGCAGTTGAAGTATAATAAATCAAAGAACGGCATTTCCCTAACCGGATCAAATCCTTCTGTGCTCGCATCAAACACAAAAAAGTAATCTTTGTTTTTCAGTTTTTGTAACGCATCAGGAGTCAAATACTGAAACAAATCAGTGTTTTTAGACCAAGTGGTATAAGAAAGCAACCCATGTATAAACGATTTACTTTTTATCTTATCGTGGTCCAATGAATCATGTAATGTGTTACGCACAATAACAGTAAATATTGTGTCTTTGCACTCTCTCAAATACGGATTTTCTTTTAATACGTTATCTAACTTTTTCATACGGTTATTTATACATGGTACGGATGATAAATATAGACTCGTATTACTTGACACCTGTAGTATCATTGTAGTATACTGTTAGAACTATAAGGAGAAAAACATCTATGTCTCAAAGAAGAGGTCCTAACTACCTAAACAATAAGGATATGCTCAAGCAAATCCATATATCAAAATCGAACCACTGTTGGTTCGAAGACAGAGAAAAGTACCATCAGTTTGATTTAATTATTAACAACGAAGAGGGTGATCTAAACGTTTTAGATGAAATGAAAAAGCGTTTAGATGAAGCAAAACAAAACAAAGCAGAACGTTTACAAACACTTGATTGGGATTTAAACACTGACAAGTCTAAGAAAAAAGTTGACTTTGTGGTAGATGCCAATACATTTGAAGATGATGAAATCGTATTCCGTGTAATGACGTTTGAGCACATTCCTGATGAACCAGGACGTAAGCGTAATCCAAAACATCCTCGAGATTACAAAGCGAAGTTGAATTTCCCGCCATTCAAGCATTACATCTTGAAAGATGGTGAGGCTGTATGTGTAGGTATTTCACATTATAACAGCAACAAAGAATTTGACTTGACTCACGGTAAGATTACTGCTACACTAGCGAATATGTATATCAAACTGGTTGAACGATTTTCCCAACGTTCTAACTGGCGTGGCTACACTTATGTAGATGAAATGCGCGGTCAAGCATTGCTTCAACTTGCGCAAATTGGTCTACAGTTTAGCGAAGATAAATCAGATAACCCGTTTGCATACTATACTGCTGTTGTGAACAACTCTTTTACTCGTGTACTAAACAACGAGAAAAAGAATCAAGGTTTGCGAGACGACCTATTAGAAAGTATAGGTCAAGCACCTAGTTGGACACGACAACTAGAACATGAGTTACAAGCGCATGAGCGTTGGCAACGAGTGAAGAACACAACAATAACGGATGATGAAATCCCAACAGAAACTATCAAAGAGATATACTCGGAAGATGACTGATAATCTTTTCAAAAAGGCAGCAGTGTTCACAGACATACACTGGGGTCTCCGCAACAACTCTAAGCAACATAACCAAGATTGTATGGACTTTGTTGATTGGTCAATTAAAACTGCTAAGGATAAAGGTTGTGAAACTTTTATCTTTTGTGGTGACTGGCACCATCAACGAGCAAGTCTTAACATATCAACATTAAAGTTTAGTTTAGAGGCGTTGCGTAAACTCAATGACGCCTTTGAAAAGTGTTATTTTATTCTAGGCAATCACGATTTGTATTATCGTGAAAACCGAGAAGTCAATTCTGTTGAATTTGCAAAAGAGTTTCCGAACATTGTTCTAGTGGAAGAAACACTAGTTGAAGGTGATGTTGCCATTGTACCGTGGCTGGTAGGTGATGAATGGAAGAAAATTCCTAAAATCAAATCTAAGTATATGTTTGGACATTTTGAACTTCCTACATTCAAACTTAATGCGATGGTGGAAATGCCAGACCACGGCGGCTTGAAAGGCGGAATGTTCAAACATCAAGACTATGTGTTTTCTGGGCACTTCCACAAACGACAAATCAAAGACAACATCATATACATAGGCAATGCATTCCCTCACAACTTTAGTGATTCGTGGGATGATGAACGAGGTCTAATGACAATAGAATGGGGTGAAGACCCTGAATTCTTTGCGTGGCCTCATGCACCTAAGTATCGTAACATTAACCTAAGCACGTTACTAGAAGATCCTGGTAAGTATCTTCTTCCTAAGACTAGTGCTAAGGTTTCATTGGACATAGACATTAGTTATGAAGAAGCAAATTTTATCAAGGATACATTTGTGGAGACTTACAACCTACGTGACATTTCGCTTGTTCCTATTAAAAATACGGAACATATGGAAGACACGGGTGCAGAAATACATTTCGAAACAATTGACGAAATTGTTATCACACAAATCTCCGAACTATATGGTACATTTGATAAGAATCTACTTATTAACATCTACAATAGCCTATAAGAGAGGACAATAGTGCTAAAGATTAAGAACATAACCATTCGTAACTTCTTATCCGTTGGTAACGTTACACAAGTTATAGACCTTAATAGACAGAATCTAACCTTGGTATTGGGCAACAACGTTGACTTAGGTGGTGATGGTAGTCGAAACGGTACTGGTAAGACTACACTCATTAATGCTCTATCATATGCATTGTATGGTAACGCATTGTCAGATATTAAGAAAAACAACCTTATCAACAAGACTAACGGTAAGAACATGCTTGTTACTGTTGATTTTGAATATAACGGTGACGAATATCGTCTAGAGCGCGGTCGTTCTCCCAATGTATTCCGTTTTCTAAAAGACGGTATAGATATGAACGGTGAAGACCACGCACAAGGCGAAATGCGAGAAACACAAGTAGAAGTAGATTCTATCATTGGTATTTCGCATACAATGTTTAAGCACGTAGTCGCACTCAACACATATACTGAACCGTTTCTTAGTATGCGGGCAGGCGATCAACGAGAACTCATTGAAGAACTTCTTGGTATCACTGAATTGTCTCGTAAGGCAGATTTGCTCAAAGAACAAATCAAGCAAACTAAAGATTTGATTAAAGAGGAAGAGTACAACCTCACCGCTAAAGAACAAGCAAACAAACGTATATTAGAAAACATTGCGAGTGTAGAACGAAGAGCCAAAGTATGGACTAAAACTCACAAATCAGAGATTGAAGAATTAGAACAAGCATTGGAATCATTGTCACACATAGAAATTGACAAAGAACTAAAACTACATGAAGACTTAACGGTGTATACTGCTAAACTGTCCAAAATCAACGATTCTAAAAAGTGGGCAGAACGTATCAAAACTAGTGTGAACAAGAACGAAAAACTTGTAGAAAAACTAGAAGCGGAGATAGCACTACTCGTAGACCACAAGTGTCATAGTTGCGGTCAAGAACTTCACGATTCTAAACAGGAAGAGATTCTAAAATCTAAAGAAGAACAAAAACAAGAGGCGGCACTACAGGCCGTCAGTGACTTAGCACAATTAGAAGAACATCTTGGTGTTATTGCTGAGGAAGAAACTTTAGGTGACGAACCAGAACCATTTTATCCGTCGGTTACTGAGGCATACGAACATCAGAACTCAGTGAAATCGTTGCAGGATCAAATTGCTAGTAAGAAAGATGCGATTAATCCATACGATGACCAAATCAAAGAACTTAGAGAAAACGCACTAGCAGAAATTGATTACACTCATATGAATGCTCTTGTATCTCTCAAGGATCACCAAGACTTTTTGATTAAATTGCTAACAAGTAAAGATAGTTTCATACGTAAGAAGATTATAGACCAAAACCTTAGTTACTTGAACAACAGACTCGAATATTATCTTGACAAACTTGGACTGCCACATTCAGTTGTATTCCAAAGTGACTTGACAGTAGAGATTACAGAATTGGGACGAGACTTGGACTTTGGTAACTTGTCACGAGGCGAGCGCAACCGTTTGATTCTGGGACTATCGTGGGCATTCCGTGATGTGTTTGAATCACTTTACTCAACTATCAATGTACTATTTGTTGACGAATTGATGGATAGTGGTATGGATACAAATGGTGCTGAATCTGCATTGGGTATTTTGAAGAAAATGACCCGAGAACGAAATAGGTCAATCTTCCTTGTATCGCATAAGGAAGAGTTGATGGGTCGTGTTAGTGACATATTGAACGTTACCAAAGAGAATGGTTTCACTACGTTCCATCAGGAAGATCCTCAGGATATAACTGAAGAATTAGAACATAAAACATAAATAAAAGATGTTGGAATGCCAACATATAAACAAGGAGAATAAAATGACAATTCACGAACAAATTGAAGAACAAATGGCAATTTACCTAAAAGAAAGCGAAGCATTTGAAACCAAAGGAGTAAAAGCAGCCGCCGCTCGTGCTCGCAAGGCATTGGGTGAAATTGGTAAACTAGCAAAAGAACGCCGTAAAGAAATTCAAGAAAAGAAAAATAATTTGTAAAAACCCTTGACAGGGCTATCATTATTTGAGATAATGATATTAATGAGTTAGCAACGTGTCTCCTCTCTCTTAACCTCTCACTGCGTGGTTAACTCATTTTTAAATCTGAAGTCAAATCCCTTTACATCTTACGGTGTGAAGGGATTTTTTTATACTTCCTATTTCTAAAACTTCGTAGTTTATACGAAGATAAATACAACTATGAAATAGGAGACATGCAAATGGCAATACCAAAAAGTCTGTACGACCAAACCAGAGAAGCAGAAGAAAGGGTCTATATAACCGACCCCGCCAACAGATTGAACCGTAGGAAAGTATCTTTTCCCTACACGCCTACCATTAGTATAAGTGGCGATGCGGGATACAGTAGTTACGATCCGACGCATTCTAACTATCAACAAAAAATATTTCAAAGCGGTACCAACGCAGAGATTTCGTTGATTGCACCTATGATTATTCGCACAGAATTAGATGCAGAAGAAGTGTTGGATATGTCTCAGTTTTTCAGAGCGGCAATGAAAATGCATTTTGGTGAAAAGGACGAAAGTAAAGGTCTCCCACCGCCTGTTCTACGATTGCATATCAACAACATATATACCAATGTTCCTGTTGTAGTCGCAGGATTCCAATGGAACTTTGAAAACGATGTAGACTATATACCGTTTGATAACAACGGAACTGTTGCATATTTGCCAGTATCAAGTACATTTGTATTGTCTCTGAGTACTACATACGCTCCGGCAAAAGTGCGAGGTGAATTTTCATTACGTGATTATTCGATGGGTAATTTAAGAAATAAGGGGTATATCTAAAATGTACGAAAAGCATAGTCCGTGGTTTAAAACCCCAACAGTAGATAAAACTATTTTAGATTTGCAAGTGCCAAGATACATATACGAAGATCCTTTGGATGAAGTTTATGTCATTGAACAAAAGTATGATAAACGTCCTGACTTGTTTAGTTACGACCGTTATGGCACTTCTAAGTACTGGTGGATATTTGCACAACGAAACAAAAACACAATCAAGGATCCAGTGTTTGATTTTACCGCAGGTACAACTATACGAGTACCATCAGCAGATAATATATCGAGGATGAGTTAATGGCGTTAACTAACGAGGAAATAGTCAAACTCTATTCGTCTAACAATCCTGAACTTGTTCAAAGTCCAGAGGTTAATGCGACTCCTGAACAACAAAGTCAATTCAATCAGGGAAACGAAATAATTCAGGATAACTCACTAGGAAACTTGAATAGTATTGAACGAACTAACGATTGGGTTCCCAATCCGTTACATGAGTATGAAACGTATACCTATAACTTGAAAATGTTTATTGTAGACCAGTTGGAAACTAGAAGGTTTTTAAATGGTGAAGTAAGTATCGATGATATGTTTTCTGGTTCATGGCCATCAGATGATGCCATTGTTATCGCACAAACTGGTTTGACAACTGAGATAATGATAGATGATTTGACTATCAGAAGTATAGGTAACACTCAAGGTCTAGACCATGGCGGCGTGGGCACACATCTTTCATTTACTTTGACTAGTGTTGGTAACGCCTTTCTAATAGACAACATACTCAAAGCAATTAAAATTATGGGTTATCCTTCAATCGCATATGCTACATTCTTTATAGATATAACATTCACAGGATATGGTCATGATGGTGAAGCATACAACTTACCAGATAGAAGATTGATACCATTTGTAATCAGTAACATAAACGACATACAAACATCTACTACATTAGAAGGTACAGTAGCAACGTTGGAAGGTGTCATTGCTACAGATATGGGCAATAAACCTGAAAACGACATTGTTATTGAAGATATCGAATATAAAATTGGAGATACATTAGAAACTACGGTTAAAAACTTAGAAAGTGCAATAGACCAATATCTAGCAGAATTGCGTTTTACTAACGATACTCAATATCAAAATTCTTACTTCTTTGAGTTTTCAGAAAACTTTAAAAACACATATGGTAAAAACAATCCTATAATGGATTCTAGTAAACCTAACTATCAGGAAGCGTCTAATAAAGCAGATCCTGAGCGAAAGGGCAGATTGCCATTAGAAATGACACAAAACGGTTTTATTGCTACAGTTCATGCTGGAACGAGTATAAAATATGCGTTACGTGATTTGGTACTTCATTCAATGAATGTTGCTAAGTCGTTAACTGAAACTAGTAACACATTTACGAAGTTGCCACATATCACTGTACATACAGTGCCTAAGATTAATGGATTTAACATGGTCACTGGTACACAAGCATACGATATAAAGTATTTTCTTGACATACGTGAAGAATTTGTTGACCAAAATATAACAGATTTGGCAGAAAAGTCAACACATGTAACGAGTAATATAGACAAACTACTACAGCAAAATAGACTTGTTAAGAAATATTACAGTGACTATACTGGGTTAAATACTGATATCTTAGCATTGGAAGTGAAACTCAATAGACAGTTAACCAAGACTACTAATAACTTCACAAGTAACTACAGTATAAACCAGCATTTAGAAAACTATATACGCGGTCTTGAAGGTATCAATGACCAAGCACGTGCCAGACTAGAAGAGTTAAGTTCTGACCATATTCGTTTAACCAATGAATACGAACAAGTTAAAAGAGATTTGGAAAGACAAGAAAAAAACTTTGACAATGAAAATAGAGAAGTTAAAAACGAAATACTTTCTGCTATCCGTTCTAATCTAGGATTAGGAGGTGATGGTCCTGAGAGAGCGATTATGGCGCAGTACAACGACAAATCATTCACTGAGTTACGAATGGCGGCAGCAGATGATTCATTAGTTGCAGAAGCACTATCTGACTCTAATATTGCCTCAAGAGTTGAGCAACAAGATAGTGAATGGAGAAGACTTCAAAATATTAGAACCGCACAATTTGAAAAACAAAATCAATTAAAATCAAATGACAACGAAACATTTGATATAGTGTTTGGTGTTCAATCAACAAACGCAAGTAACAAGTTATATGAAGATGTTAAAACGATAAGAGAACAAAGTCGAGGCAATGGCATAATGTTACTTGAAAATTTAGATGACGATAAAGTATTATCATTGACCTCTAAAGAAAAACAACAATTGCTTGACATAATATTGACTAATCCAGGAATGTTCAGGTCTTCTAGTTATAAGTACATAGAAAATATGCGTAGAGCATCTTCTGTATCTTCAAATATTCAAATTGACGAAGACATAGTAAATCACAAGTTTGATGAAGGACACAATATAGATTTGAGTATGGTCAATGCTGAGATGACTATTGTAGGTGATCCTTTTTGGATTTCTCCGGTGACTGAACCTAAGACCAGAGAAATAGAACATGTTTCGGAACTTCAAGTAGTGAATGCTGACAAAGAGAGAAATCTACAATATGGTATTGCTGGAACTAATGTTGTAATGTTAATACGTAATGCTCCTAATGGTTCGGATGAGAATGACAATTTGAAAATAGATAACTTGTTCACGTATTTGTATTTTGTTAAAGATATTGAATCTAGTTTTTCTGGCGGAGCATTCACACAAACACTGTCTATGATACGACTTGATGCCGCAAAAGAATATGAAAAGAAATTTAAAGGTGAAGTTACTGTACAATTGGATGGAGAACCATAATGTCGTATAATGATAAAAGACCATCATTGGGTGAGGTGTTTAACAAGAACAAACATCATAAGAACAACCCACTTATAGATAAAGTACAAAGTGGTATATACAAAGCAATTACAACTGGCGATCCTGATCCCGAAGGTCGTGGACGACTAGCCGCATATATACCTAAACTTGCGGGTAACCCTGACAAACCATTATACTTCCAATATGCTTCGCCATTTGGAGGAACTAACGGAATATCTAACTACGGTTTCTATGCTGTCCCTCCAGACCCAGGCTTGACAATCATGGTTTTCTTTGCTAATAATGGCGATTTAAGAGAAGGCTATTGGTTCGCAGTTGCAGGAGGAGTACCAGACATTGTATCCGGTGGTGCTGTAGGTAAGGCACTTGCAGATGGTACAGGACAGGGTGAAGGCGTATACGCTGACCAACCTGCTGCGAAATCTCGTATACCAGACTTAGCAACTGCACAAAACTTAGATGGTGCTGCTGGTGCATCGCCTGCAAATTCAACATCGGGTACTATGGCAATCATCGGTGACAAACCACTGTCAAACGAATTGTTAAATTTTGTTAAAGAGTCTTCCGGATTCAAAGAATCAACTCAATATACCGCCGACCAGATATTCAATGGTTATGGCACGAAGGCAAAATTCGATGACGAATACATTACTAAAGACGAAGCCGAAAAACGTTTGAAGGATGAGTTACTTAATAAACGAGATTATGTTATACGATACGGTATTGAAAAAGGTTACGTGTGGAATGAATCGCAAATAAATGCACTAACATCATACGCACAATCAGCAGGTAATATAGAACAAATTACAGGTGCAGGTACTTTAAAGAATGCTGAGATAGCATCTAATCTTGCGAAGTCAGTTGGCGGATTGTTTGGCGGTGACAATGAGAAAAGGCGCAAGCAAGAATCTAAATGGTTTTTATCAAACTCACAAGGTGAAAGTACAGTAGGTCCTGCGTTTTCTAACCACCCAAGAAACATAAACGTATCAGCACAAGGGTTGTATACGGACCCAGTGCGTGGTCAATCTACAGCATCTCCTAATCGTGATGCAAGTTATAACGAACCACAAGCCGCCCGTGTATTCGGCATTAAGTCTCCGGGTCAAAATGCATTGACAATTGATGACGGTAGTACAGACGATGAAGGAAACATTCATCCGTCTCAAATACGCCTTACAACGGGTTCTGGGGCAAGTGTTATACTTGATGGAGATAATGACTTTATCTACATGATCAACTCTAAAGGAACAGCGTGGGTCGAAATAGGAGCCGATGGACATGTGATGACATACGCACAAGGCTCTATTAGTATGCGAGCGGAGAAAGATATTAACCTTCGTGCTGATAAAGATATTAATATAGATGCTGGTAACAAAATTAATATGCGAAGTGTTAACGACACTACAATGAATAACAAAAATTATCATCTTAAATCATCAGGTTCTAATTACACTGAAGCCAAAGGTTCGGCACACACTTGGGTTGGTACAAGTATGTTTGTTACGACCAGCGGAGGTGTACTACACTTAAATGGTCCTGTAGCACAACAAGCATCTGAGATACCAAAGAAAGATATGCCTGACATACAAAATTTAGAATCTACAGTAGCAAAACAAATTACAGTGCCTATAATGCCTACACATGAGCCGTTTATAAGACCTGTTATGCCAACATACACTTCTGGTCCTATACAGGAAGATCCGCAAAGTTATCAAGCGCAACAAACAGCAATGAACCAACCGCAATCTAAACAAACTGTTGATAGAACGCAACCAACAGGTGAAGGAGGTGGCGGTGATACCGGCGAGGTACCACAAGGGCTAGTAGAGTATTCAGGTTCTATCACTGTAAGAAATCTACCTCTACAAGATGAACTATTCACTATACTTGAAAAATCAGCACAGTCTACTAACATACGTGTGCTTATAACATCTGGTGGGCAACATCCAAGAGGTAGACGTACAGGTAGTGACAGACATAACGATGGTTATGCGGCAGATGTACAGTTATTCAAAGACGGACAAAAGTTATATATTACCAATCCACAGCATGAACCTATGATTAGACAGTTCTTTAAGAGTGCAAAAGCAAATGGTGCTTTGAGTATAGGTGCAGGCGCAGGTTATATGGGCGGTAGTACATATCACATAGACATTGCACCAGGTAATACTGTACCAACAAATGCTTCAAGAACATGGGGCGCAGGTGGTCGTTATGCATACGCACCATCGTGGTTGAAGTCATTAATGGGTTAAGGAGGTTATATGATATACGATAAAAGACAAGGGTCGCTTCTTAATTACATCCAACGTCCATTAAATGTGGTAACACCTTATGGTACCTATTTGGGTCTGTTATACAATGATGATAAACCGGATTATATTCTTTCTGATGTTAAAGTAAAATGTTATCAACCTGAAGATTTGACATTTTCTATATTCAGTAAAGATTTTATAACAAAAGAAGAAAACCCAATACTAGAGTTAACGAATGATGATACGATAGGATTCGGTTACAAAGTATCACCTATAGAACTAAAGACTGGATACATTACGGTTGCTTCTAAACGCATTGACATTACAACTGGGATAATAAATCGTGCCGAAGCAGAAAAGATATTAGAAAAGCAACTGCGAAATATAGGTAATATCATAGAACAGTTTGTGCATCAACCTATATCACAAACACAATATGACGCATTGTTGATTCATTTCTTTTATGAGGGTGTAGATTCAGTAGAAGATAGTGCTATTGTTAAAATGGTTAATGAAGGATTGTGGTTTGAAATTACAGATGAAATTCAAACAAACATAAAAAGGGCGAATGGCAAAGTTGATGACAACCTCGCCAAACGCCGTATGGCAATTGCTAATATTTGGAGTTATGTTCCTGGATATAGTTAAAGTTCTTCACGACTTGCCAGAACACGGTCAGCAAAACCGTTTGCAACTGCTTCTTCCGCAGACAAGAATGTATCAAACTTCATAGTATTGAACAACTCTTCATATTGTTTGCCTGCGGTATTGTGTTTAACATACAACTGGGTTAGTCGCTCATTTAGTCGCTTAGACTCTTCAAAGTGACGGCGAGCATCTTCGAATTCTAGTTCTTGAACGTGTACAGAACCACGTGTGCCAGGAGTTCCTGATGATACACGGTGAATCATAGTACGAGATTCTGGAAGCACAAAACGTTTTCCTGGTGCTCCTGCTTGTGCTAAGAAAGATCCCATTGATGCTGCCTGACCCATAACCGTAGTAGTTACGTCACACTTGATGAATTGCATAGTATCATACATTGCCAAGCCAGCAGTTACGCTACCGCCCGGCGAGTTGATATACAGATGGATATCTTTTTCTGGGTTGTCTGCCTCTAAGAACAATAGTTGAGTACAAATCAAATCTGAAATGTGGTCGTCTACTACTCCTGTAAGAAACAATACACGCTCTTTTAGTAAGCGTGATTTGATATCCATTGCACGTTCACCTTGAGGTGTTTGTTCAATGACCATTGGTACTAATGCCATAATAGAAATATTCCTTTTGTTAGTTTGTGTTCTTCTATAATAACAACTTATACACAAGTTGTCAATGATTTTGATAAATAGATAAAACTGTTTTAACAAGGAGACCAGTGAATGGCAAAAATAAGATTCAACAATACACAGTTAACAAGATCGGTGGGTACAACTTCGGTTATCATACCACCAACCGTAACAGCAACATTAAGAAAAACACTAGATAATCCAAATGCATACAGTACGAGTCAAAGTGATTATTTCGGTCGATCAGTAAGTATTTCTGGTAATTACGCAATTATAGGTGCAGTCAATGAAGAAGATGCTGACGGCGGCTTCAATTCAGGTAAAGCATACATATTTGATGTGACTACAGGTAATTTACTACATACGCTAGATAATCCAAATGCATTCAGTACAAGTTCTAGTGATTATTTCGGTGCATCAGTAAGTATCTCTGGTAACTATGCTATTGTAAGCGCACACTATGAAGACGATGCAGGCGGTACTAATTCAGGTAAAGCATACATATTCGATGTAACAACTGGTAACTTGTTACACACACTAGACAATCCAAATCCATACAGTACCAGTTTACATGATAATTTCGGTATATCAGTAAGTATTGATGGAAACTACGCAATTGTGGGCGCATGGTATGAAGATGATGCAAGTGTTATTAACTCAGGTAAAGCATACATCTTTGATGTGACAACTGGTAACTTGTTGCATACACTAGACGATCCAAACCCATACAGTACAAGTACTAATGATAATTTCGGACAATCCGTAAGTATTGATGGTAACTATGCTATTGTAGGTGCATATCGAGAAGGTGATGCTAGTGGCACGGATTCGGGTAAAGCATACATCTTTGATGTTACGACTGGTAACTTATTATATACACTAGCCAATCCAAATGCATTCAGTACAAGTGCTAGTGATTATTTCGGTTGGTCAGTAAGTATTTCTGGTAACTATGCTATTGTAAGCGCACATACGGAAGACGATGCAGATGGTGATGGTTCGGGTAAAGCATACATCTTTGATGTTACGACTGGTAACTTATTATATACACTAGACAATCCAAACGCATTCAGTACAAGTGCTAGTGATTATTTCGGTACATCAGTAAGTATCTCTGGTAACTATGCTATTGTAGGCGCATCTAGTGAAGACGATGCAAATGGTGATGGTTCGGGTAAAGCATACATATTTGATGTTACGACTGGAACTTTAGTTGCTACAATAGACAATCCAAACGCATTCAGTACAAGTGCTGGCGATTATTTCGGTAATTTTGTAAGCATTTCTGGTAACTATGCTATTGTAAGCGCACATACGGAAGACGATGCAGATGGTGTCGATTCAGGTAAAGCATACATATTCGAATTAAGTTAAGGAAAATAATAACCCTAGAATTTTCTAGGGTTTTCCATAACTAGAAATCCTCAAACTTCGTAGTTTATACGGTGATAAATACTATTAAATGAATTGTGAGACCGAAAAACATGATTAACTACACTGGATTCAGTTCAAAGAACATCAAGGCAATCAACGATAGATTGACAGGTAAAGACCTAGTAGTCGAAGATTTGCTTAACGAAATTATGACACGTAAAGGTGAGCGCATAATGATGCCTCGTTATGGAAGTATCATTCACGACTTAATTTTTGAACCGCTAACTACCGATGTTAGGGGTTTAGTTGAGGATGATTTACGAGAGATAATTAATAATGATCCTAGAGCAGAAGCAATTTCAATACGCGTGTACGAGACGGATCACACATTGTCGGCAGACATACAAATTAACATTTTACCAGCAAACGAAGTAGAATTGCTTCAAATTAATATAGAGAGATAAAGTAATGGCGCTAGAACGAGTAGACAAATTATTTGCGGGCGAAAGTTGGACAACAGTATATACCGCTTTCACCAATGTAAGTCTTAAGGCTTACGATTTTGATAATATAAGAGAGGCACTATTAACATACGTGTCCGAAACATATCCAGACAAATTTAACGACTTGATTGCAAGTTCAGAATTTGTTGCGATAGTAGACCTTGTTGCATACTTTGGTCATGCTCTTGCTTTCCGAATGGATATGAATACCCGTGAAAACTTCTTAGATACAGCAGAACGCAGAGAAAGTATCTTAAGAATGGCTCGCACTCTAGGCTACAATAAGACACGACCACTTAATGCTCGTGGTTTTATGAAAATCAAAAGTGTTCGTACAACCGAAGATGTTTATGACTCTACAGGTAACACACTTGCTAACCGTGTAATTCGTTGGAACGATCCTAATGATGTATCATGGTACGATAACTTTGTTACTGTTCTTAACTCTGCATT